GCGGATCTGCTGGCGCCTTTGGGACCGTTACCCTGGGCGGGACCATCGGGAGCACCCCGGATGCTATCGCCGGGCTGACGCCGGTCCAGATTGCTGCCGGTGATACCTCTGCCCAGGTCGCCGCGAAGATCGCCGCGATGCTCAACGGCAAGCAGGACGCGGGCGCCACGCTCACCGTCAACGCCGTTGCCGCCGGCTCTGTGGTGACCGTGACCGAGGCGGGCGGCGGTAACATCGCCACCTTAACCGCCGTCGTTGCTGGGACCACGGCTGTCGCCGGGCAGTTCGAGCTCAAGTGCTCTGATGCTTCCGCCGAGGCCGCTCCCGCGACCAAGGGCACCGCCACGCCGTACAAGCTCGACGGTACGGACTTCTACGGGTTCTGTCTGGATGCCTTCAGCAGGGATCGCCCGGCGGGTGACACTATCGCGGTCGGTTCGTTCTGTGACCCAGGAGCCCAGGTCAGCGGGGAGTCGTCCGAGGGCACGATCTCCTGGGGCGGGCCTGTGGACTTCAGCAACTGCGGCTTCCAGGAGATGATGAAGGCAGTTGAGGACGGCAAGGAGCGGGTGATCGTGATCGAGTTCCCGCAAGACATCGGCAAGATGATCGTTCCGGTGGAGGTCAACAGCTACTCCGACGCCTACAACCTCAACGCGGCTGCTACCTGGACCGGTGGCGCTGTCATCAAGACCAAGCCGACTCTTTTGGTCTGCAACGGGGCCTGCACCTGATGCCAAAAGTCCAAAAGCTGAACGGCACCCTCGGCAACCTCGGAAAGGTTGTCGAGCTGCGAGAGCTGACCGTCGGGCAGTGGCTGGCGATGCAGAAGGCGGCGCCTGCCGAGCCCGAGGAAGGGCTGGAGTCCACCCTGCGGCTGCTCTCCCAGATGCTCTACATCGACGGGCAGCCCGTGGGATGGGAGCGGCTCATGGGCCTGGGCATGACGGACATGAACGCCGCTATGGACCAGCTCAACAAGCTCATGGGTACCGGGGGCGCTGAGGGAAACGCTTGACGCCAGCCGAGCGGTTCGTTCACCGGCTGGCGTTGGAGATCCACATGACCACCGCCCGGATCAAGGAGGAGATGGGCGTCGAGGAGATGCTGGACTGGGTGGAGTACTTCAGCGATCAGGGAAAGGAGCAGCCTGGAGAGATGAGCCCGGAGCAGCTGGCCAACGCCTTCGGGGCCAACATTCAGAGGTGACGATGGCGGTTTTACGAAACACTGAGCACATCAGCGGCCTTTCGGAGCTCGAGCGGGCGTTGAATCAGTTGCCGCAGGAGATCGCAAAGGGGTCTGTGCGCAAGGGTCTGCGAGCTGCCGGCAACGTCTGGAAGGCTGAGATCAACAAGCAGGTGCGATCTCTCCCCGGTCCCTACCGTCGTCTGAAGCTCAAGGCGAATATCGCCGTCGCGGTTCAGCGCTACTACAAGAAGAAGGGGAACTTGGTGGCGCGGGTGCGTTGGAAGTCGGCTGCTGGCGAAGACCGTGACAAGAGCAAGTTCCCGTTTTACTGGCACTGGGTCGAGTTCGGGCGTGATCCTGGCTGCGCTACGTCATCAAGTGGGCGACGCGTGTGCTGGGGTCGGCTTCCGCCCCGCCGTCCGATGCTGACCGCGTTCAACATCAGTACCCGCCGCGCGATCGACGCGTTTATGGAAACCACAGCCAAGTCGGTCCCGCTGGAGATCCAGCGCGTGGCGCGGCGTAACGCCAGGAGACGCTAATGGCCAGAACGGTATTGGGGAGCGCTGTTTTAGAGCTCAGCGCCAATATAGCCAGCCTCCAGGCGGACATGGACAAGGCGTCCAGGGTCATCTCCTCGAAGATGAACACCTGGGAGCGCCAGGCCAAGCGCGTCACTGGATTCTTCAAGGGGATGGGCGCCGGGCTTCTCGGTGGGTTCTCGCTCTCCGGCTTCGCGGCGATCACTAAGCAGCTCTCGGACTTTGCCGATTCCTTTGAGGAGGCGGCGTCGAGGACTGGCGTGCTTGGGGATACACTCGAGGCGCTGTCAGCAAAGACCAAGGAGTTCGGCGGTTCTTCCGAGTCGGCGCTCAAATCCATTGACTACTTTGCTGCTGTCCTCGGCAAGGCGCAGACGGAAGGCGGGTCTGCGGCCAAGGTCTTCGAGCAGTTCGGGGTCTCCATCAAGAACACGGACGGGACGCTGCGCTCTGTCCAATCAGTCCTGGACGACACGGCCAAACGCTTCCGCGAACTGAACAACCCGGCTTTCGAGGCGAGCATCGGGCGGGCGTTGTTTGGTAGGGAAGGCTCACGTTCCGTCGTCATGGCGATGAACGACGTGGAAGGTGGGCTGGATGCCATCACCAAGTCCATGACGGAGCAGGGCCGGGTGATGGGGGATACCACCCGCAAGCAGCTCAAGGACTTTGGGGATCAGTGGGGGATCTTGATCGATCGGTTCAACGTCGCCATTGCCGTCACGCTTGGCCCACTCGTTTCAAAGCTCAACGAGATCGCCACGTTCTTCAATCAGATGGGGCAGAAGACCATGCCCCAGATCTTCAATCAGTTTCTTGTGTGGTTGGGCGAGATTGGGAACAAGCTTGCTTACGTCATTCCCGGATTCGCACAGATCAACACCTTCTTCGGGATGACTGGCGGCGGCGCTGGCGGCATGACGGGGACGATGGATGATTACATCAATGGGTTGAAAACCGGAGCCGATGTAGCGCAGGAGTTATCTGACACCGTTCAGGAGGTCAATTCCCGTCTTCGGTTCGGGTCCGATAAAGCCCGAGAGGGTTGGACGAAGACGAGCAAGGAACTGCGCCGCGAGATAGATCGTTTTGTGAGCGACGCCAAGCGAGCTGGGATCGAGTTCACAATCACAAGCACCTGGCGAGATTCCGGGCGGAAAGGATCAAAACACCGCACGGGGAACGCGGTTGACCTCGTTGCTTCGAACTGGAAAGAGGCAACCCGGTGGTGGCAGGAGAACGCCCACAAGTACAGCTTGACTTTCCCGGTACGCACAGAGCGCCCAGGCGATCAGGCTGGAACGACTTTTGGCACTGGACCGCACTGGCACGCGCAGCTTGAGCAGACGCAAAAGGCTGCCGGCGCTAACAAAGAGCTGGCGGCAGCGGCGCGCGATGCAGCAGCCGCAGAACGCGAACAGCAGCGGGTGATGGATGAGGCGGCCCAGATTCGAGCAAGGACGAACGAGCAGATAGCGCAGTCCCGTGACAATTTCGAGGCTTTGCTTGCCACGATGGACCCAGTGCTTGCCGCGACCCGCGAGTTCGATCAAGCGATGCGGGTTGTGGACGAGGCGTTCTCGCTTGGAACCATCACGCTAGAGGAGTACCTGGACGCGGCGGACAGGCTGCGGGCTCGCATGGAGGAGGTTGGACAGACCTCGGAGACCTTGGCTGCCACTATCCAGGAGCGCATGGGACAGGCGATGGGCTCCTGGATTGATTCAGCCATGCAAGGCACTTTCAAGCTCAAGGACGCACTGAAGGACCTGCTACAGACCATCGTGAAGGCCGTCGCTAAGATGGCACTGCTTAAAGCAGCCGAAAGTGCCGGTGGCGGTTCCTTCTGGGGCCAGGTTCTTGGCAACGTCGCGGGCGCATTTCAGCATGGCGGTCGGTTCAACCAGCTAGCCCTGGCGCAGGGCGTCTACAACCAGCCGACCTTTTTCCCGATGGGACCGGGGGCGGGGCTCACACGATTCGCAAAAGGTGGCGGACTCGGGCTTCTTGGAGAAATGGGCGCAGAAGCGATTCTTCCCCTCACCCGCCGCTCGAACGGCGACCTAGGCGTAAAGGCTGAGCCGGCAAACGTAAACGTCTCAGTCACCAACAACGTCGGCGAGTACGGTCAGGCCAGTGTGCAGCGCAGCGTGAACGGCGATATCGAGGTGGTGATCAACCGCATCCAGTCAGACATCGCTCGTGGCGGCAATCCGACCGCTAACGCCTTCGAGCGTGCCTATGGGCTGAACCGGGGGCGCTGATGCCAATTTCCGCCCAACTTCAACGGATCTACACCTACCAGGACACTAAGTCCGAGTGGTGGGAGGGGCTTATCCTGTCGCACTCTGCAACCGGCTCCTACTATCTCACCAACTGGCATGAGGCGATCCAGGGGAAGGTGGACGGCGTGGTGCAGATGTTCCAGCCGATCCCATTCGAGGCGGTCCTGCCGGTACGCGACGGCACCGGGCAGCAGGATCTGAAGCTCGCTGTCTGCAACATCGGCGGGGAGATGTATGCAGCGCTGAACAAGGCGATCCAGAAGCCGACTGAGCATATCCGGGCGCGGTTCACCCAGTACATCGTGGGCTCGACCACGCCGCAGATCGACCCGCCGTTCGAACTGACGCTGACCGATGTGACCATCAACGAGGTGCAAATGAGCGCCACGGCGACCCGGTTTAACGTATTCAGCCTGCCGTTCCCGTTGATCCGGTATAGGCCCGACGTCTTCCCGGGTCTGGACAGACGCTGATGACAAATGTCACCGACTGGATCGGGCTCAACTTCTCATGGTACGGCACCGGTCCGCAGTACGACTGCTGGACGCTCGTCCAGGCATACCTGCGTGAGCAGGGAATCGAGCTGCCAGATTACCGCTACCCGGCTGAAGATGTGGACCCAATCGGGGCGATTGCGCTGTCCGCCATCGAGGGCGATGCTTGGGAGGAGCACAACTTCCCTGGACGACACGACGTTGTGATGATGGGGCGCAGTGCGTACCCACTCCACCATGCCGGGGTAATGGTTACGGATCAAGACGTTTTGCACATTCTTCCAAGAAGCGGGTCTGTTATAGAGTCCATTGACCGGCTGCGCACAGTGAGTCCATTTCGCGTGATGAGGTTTTTCCGATGGGTCGGATAGCGGTTATCGACAATCCTTTCCGCCCGCGTGAAGCGCGGATTTACGGCTGGATCGGACCCATCATCGACTGGCTCCAACGGGAGTACCCAAACGGATTCGAATGTGGGCACCAGCTCCTGGTGAACCGTGAACTGGTCGCGGTAGCTGATTATGACCGGGAGATCGGAGAACAGGACGAGGCGCTGCTGGTGCTGCTGCCCGGCACTGGGCTCGAGCTCGGGCCGATACTAGCCACCGCCTTGCTTACTGCGGCGGCATCTGTTGCAATCAATTTCGCTTTCTCTGTTTTATTCCCGTCAAAGTCCCCAGCGTCTGAACTTGCCAGCTCTAAGACGCCGACCGCCGGGTCAGTCTACAGCATTTCCGTTCCGACCAACCAAGCGAAGCTCGGGGACCCGATCCCGGTGATTTACGGGCATGTGCTCTCTACGCCAGACATCGCCACGCAGCCATGGACTTACTACGCGAACAATGACATGTATCTGTACATGTTACTTTGTCTCGGGCATGGCGAGTTCGACATTCACGACTTGTTCGTTTCTTCGAGCCCGGTAAGCCAGTTGGCTCCTGGGATATTTACTTACGTCGTTTACCCGCCTGGCTCCCATCTTCAAACGATGGGGACTATCGAGAACACATTCCCGCGCATTGACTGGGTTCCATTCTTTGAGAATGTCGACACCTCGCCCGAGGTGGCGGATCAGGAACTGATCCCGTCAACAACTGATCGCTCCCGTGAGGCGATGATTGATGAGAGCGGGTCTGTGCATCTGGTATCTAAATTGAGAGATGGTATCGTAGTTGGCGACAGTGTTTCCTTTTATGGCATAGTTACGCCTATTAACGCCAGATTCTGGACTGGTCCTTGGTCTTTGGCTTCTGTTTCCAGCGATAGGCTCACCATTACGCTTAACAAGGTATCTGATGGAACATTACAACTAGGTTATGTAGATTTTACTGTTACCAATACCGTAGCTTATTCAAGGACAGTAAACACAATAACAATAACATGGGCTGGAGCCAGTCCATTCCCGTCATGGATCAAACAGACCGGGGTGAATCCAGAGCCAAACAAAATGATACTGGTCATCGGTGGTAATACCGTTGTGTATTCTGGGAGCATCGGGGCGCTGACTGCCACTTCGTTAACGATGACCAGCCCTGTTGTTGTGTCAGGCACAGAGCCAGTTCCAAGTAATGGTCCAGTCACCTCTGCAACTATCAGAGCCATTGAGAACCCGGGTCCTTACGACTTTTACTTCCGTGGCAGCTATGGGACTACTGGTCCTTTCATGGTTGGAGCGCCCGGGGAGCGCGTGCGGCAAATCCAGGTTGATGTGACATGGCCCGGGGGGTTGTATCGAGGAAACCAGGACGGCTCACTGACAACCAATTGTGTCTATAATCGGGTTCTGATTGAGAAGGTTGACGACCTTGGCAATGTGCTCGGAACGGTCGTCGATGGCAGCGCCGACCTGTGCGCATCGACCAATACGCCACAGCGCCGCACCTACGCCTGGAATGTAGACCCGAACTTCCGTTACCGGGTGTCGATGGAGCAGACGAACGTCACCAGCGATCGGGCGATGGATGCCTACAAATGTTACTGGACAGGGCTCAAGGGCGTGCTAGTCAACGAGACGGCTCCGGTGTATGGCGATACCACGCTGATCGCGATCCGTATGAAGGCGACCAATGGGCTTGCCTCTGACGCCACGCGGCGCGTTGGGGTCGACTGCACGCGGAAGCTCCCGAGTGGGAAGCCGTCGCATGATCCTGCAGCCGTGTTCGAGGACATCTACGTCAATAAGAACTACGGCGCTCGCCGCCCTAGTATCGAGCTGGATCAGACAGCGCTCGCGGCGGTGTCGGCTGCTGCAGCAGGGCATAACGGCTTTAACGCGATCTTTGACTTTCGCACCACGGTGTGGGACGCAGGAGTTGCCGCGCTCGCCCCGGTGCGGGCCTCTCCGGTCACGTACTGGGCCCAAGTCTCGGCGATTATCGATCAGCCGCAGACTCTGGTGCGATGGAGCTTCACCGAGGACAACATTGTGAAGGACTCCATTGAGTTCGGTTGGCAGTTCACTCAGATCGACGAGCAGGACAGCGTCGAGGTCGAGTATCGACGGATAGACGATTGGGTGGCGCACTACGTCCGTTACCCGACCGGTGGGGTGGACCCGGAGCAGGTCAACCTACTCGGCTGTACCGACAAAGCCACCGCGGCGGCGCATGCCAAGTACCTCTGGCAGCGCAAGCAGTATCGGCGGAAGATGGTGAAGTTCTCCACCGAGATGGAGGGGCACCTGCCGCAGCTCGGAGACCTGATCCGAGTGACACACCGCATGAACGGGACCGAGGATTACGTTGTGGGGTCCATTTCCCCCGCGGCAGGGCTCCAGGTTCAAATTGAGGCGTACCGCTACCAGTCGGAGGTTTACGCGTGAGCATCAGCGGGACAACCTGCTACGGTTCGCTGCAACGATGGGACGCCTACGGTATCCCGTGCCCTTCCGTCGATCAGTTCAGTTACACGGTGGATGCGGGCCTGATCCGTACGCCGATGGACACCGGGCACTACAGGCAGCGTCGGCGGTACTCTCACCGCCCGACCTTTTACAACCTGTCCTGGCGGGTGACCACGCCGCAACTCCACGCCGTCGAGTCCTTCGTTCAGGAAAAGGGCTACGACTGGTTCCTGCTGCCGATGGTGACCGGGCAGCAG